GATGCCTAGTAATGATTTACACAGGTAAAGCTGACAGCAAAGACATGAGTGGATGGTTAGCAGTATCACTGTTATTCTTACGCTCTAAAGATTCTTTAATTGCTCTACCTAAAGATGGAGAAAAATAAAAATGATATAGTAACCATTAAAAATATTATCATAGCAATACTTATTTTATTGCTAGGTATTAGTGGGTGTTCTGTATGGAGTAATTACAAAAAGTTAAAACACTACGAAAAGCAAGTCAACAAGTTAACTATTGAAGGACAGTCTTTTAATACAATTAGAACTGAAACAGGTAAGCTACTTGCAGAACAAGAACAAATCATTTTAACCCAAAAACAGGCTATCGACAATGGGTGGGTAGCCTATCTTAAATTAAAAAAATTACAGAGTCACGTAAAAGTAAAGACTGTCACACAGCTTGACAGTATATTTATTCCATACACTAAAGATAGTATTGTAATGAAATATGATACGGTGTATGTAGATACTACAAAACATTTCCATTCCATTAAAGTTCCTCGCAAGTTTAGTATACTAGATGAATACTATGCTATAGGAGGTAGAGTTAAAAAAGAAGGAGTAGTAGTAGATAGCTTAAAAATATTTAATACCATGAACGTAAACATAGGATTAAAGTCTCAAGGATTTTTTAAGAGACCCAAGCCTATTGTAATGGTAGACTATGACAATCCATATGTAAACACTTTAGGTCTTTCAAATATTATTATTAAAGACGAAAAGAAATTTTATGACCGAAAGTTTTTTTGGTTTGGATTGGGATTAGTAAGTGGTATTACAACCACAGCTTTATTAATTAAATAAAATTAAATGCAATCACCGGATAGGTTCATAGTTAAACCTGTGAATGGAAAGAGGTATAATAATACCAAAGAGATTGGAGGGTTAGAGTTTATTACTAGCACTTCAGAAGAAGAAGTTGCAGCATCTAATAGAGAGGCTGAGGTAATAGCTGTACCTTTAAACTATAAAGGAGAGATAGAGCCGGGAGATACTTTGCTTGTTCACCACAATGTCTTTAAGTTTTATAACGACATGAAAGGTAGAAGACAAAGTGGTAGAAGTTTCTTTAAAGATGATTTGTTCTTTATTGAAGATGAGCAGTTTTATATGTACAAAAAAAATGGGAAGTGGAACGCTCATGGAAGGAATTGTTTTATTAAACCTCTTCCTGTAAAAGATTCTTTCTTAAAGAAGAGAGGTAAGTACGAACCACTGATGGGAACGGTTAAGTATATTAATAAAGAACTAGCAGTGTTTGGTGTAGAGGAAGGAGATGAAGTTTCATTCCAACCTGAAAGCGAATATGAGTTTAGGGTGGATGGAGAAGTTTTATATAGAATGTTTACTAACAATATAACATTTGTAATGTAATGGATACGTTTGAGATATTAACACAATATGGAGTATTAGGTATATGGGTTCTGTATGCCATTACTCGTGAGCGTTGGTTGCTTAGAAAGATTGAGGAAATATCTGAAAGGTCCACAAGAGAACGTGAGACTTGGCATGAAGAAAGGGAGTCATATATTAAAGAGATTGCTATGATACGTCTTGAAGAAAGAAATGCATTTATAAGACAGGTACAAAAAATATTAAATGATAACAATGGAATCAAATCAACTCAAATTAAAAATAATAGAGGCAGGAAAAAAAGCAGTTAAGGAATTAATAAAAGTAGCTCAAGAAGAAATAATAAAGCCTGACCCTGAAGATGAACTTGCTGCAGATAGATTGAAGAATGCTGCAGCTACAAAAAAACTAGCCATCATAGATGCGTTTGATATATTAAAGCGTATAGATGAAGAGAAAGAAAGATTAGATTACGAGAGTAAAGGAAAAAGTAAAACAGATACAAAACAAGGATTTGCAGAAAGAAGGTCTAAATAGTTTATACAGAGTAATTAAAGATTATATCCCTGAGTCTATTGTTAAAAAAAATAACAATAAAAAGTCTTGGGAGTATGGATATAATAAAGAACATGACGTAGTTATTATATCTAAAGATGGAACTATAGGTGAGATAGTATACATTAGTGGACTTTATATTGCACTTCCTTCTGCACCAAAGAGTCTCGTCAGACGAGACAATTCGTATTGGACGAGAGAAGAATATCCTAAGTCATTACAAAGAATCAACACTATATTCCAATGGAATGAAATGCCTAGAGAGTTTAAGGATAGGTGGGTTGATTATATTGAGGAGGAATTTAATAGAAGAGAAAATGGTTATTGGTTTATAAACAATAACACGCCTACATATATAACCGGAGCACACTACATGTATCTCCAATGGACTAAGATTGATATAGGATATCCTGATTACCGAGAAGCCAACAGAATATTTTTTATATATTGGGAAGCATGTAAAGCTGACAAGAGATGTTTTGGAATGGTGTATCTAAAGATAAGACGTTCAGGTTTTTCTTTTATGGGGTCAGCAGAAGCAGTTAATACTGCAACCATAGCAAGAGATTCAAGAGTAGGTATATTATCCAAGACAGGTTCGGATGCAAAGAAGATGTTTACTGATAAGGTAGTTCCTATATCGCAGCACTTACCATTCTTTTTCAAACCTATTCAAGATGGGATGGACAGACCAAAGACTGAGTTAGCTTACCGGGTTCCTGCATCTAAGATTACCAAGAAGAACATGCATGAAGTAGGAGCAGAAGAGATGGAGGGATTAGATACCACTATTGATTGGAAGAACACAGATGACAACTCTTATGACGGTGAGAAGTTATTACTGCTTGTTCATGATGAGAGTGGTAAGTGGTTAAAGCCAAATGATATCTTAAATAATTGGAGGGTAACTAAAACGTGTTTGCGTTTGGGTAGTAAGATAATTGGGAAGTGTATGATGGGTTCCACATCTAATGCATTAAATAAAGGAGGAAGTAACTTTAAAAAACTATACGAGAGTTCCAATGTGATGAAAAGAAACTCCAATGGTATGACAAAGAGTGGTATGTATTCTTTGTTTATTCCTATGGAGTGGAACATGGAAGGCTTTATAGATAGATATGGATTCCCTGTATTTAGAACACCAAGTAAAGAAGTGAGGGGAGTAGATGATGAAATGATTGACTTTGGTGCAATTGACTATTGGGAGAATGAAGTTCAATCTTTAAAGGGTGACCCTGATGCATTGAATGAATTTTACAGACAGTTTCCTCGCAGTGAGTCACACGCATTTAGAGATGAGAGCAAGGCATCTATATTTAATCTAACAAAAATATATCAGCAAATAGATTATAATGATGGATTGATAACAGACCATCATGTAACGAGAGGTTCTTTTCATTGGTTGAATGGAGAGAAGGATACTAAGGTTGTATTTAGTCCTGATAAGCGAGGTAGGTTTCTTGTTAGTTGGACACCTGATAAGGGGATGCAAAATAAAATAATTGTAAAGAATGGAATTAAGTATCCCGGCAATGAACACATAGGTGCATTTGGTTGTGACTCTTATGATATATCAGGTGTAGTAGGTGGAGGTGGTTCTAACGGAGCGTTGCATGGTGTAACTAAATTCAACATGGACCACGCTCCAAGTAATGAATTTTTTTTACAGTATGTTGCAAGACCTCAAACTGCTGAGATATTTTTTGAAGAAGTGTTAATGGCTTGTGTATTTTATGGAATGCCAATACTTGCAGAGAATAATAAACCAAGGATACTATATCATTTTAAGAACAGAGGTTATAGAGGGTTCTCAATGAATAGACCTGATAAAGTTTATAATAAGCTCTCTAAGACTGAAAGAGAACTAGGAGGGATACCTAATACCTCTGAAGATGTAAAACAGTCTCACGCATCAGCTATTGAGTCTTATATTGAAAAGCACGTTGGATTAGATACAGAGGAAACATATAGACCTAATGATGAAATGGGGTCAATGTTATTTACTAGGACATTAGAAGATTGGGCAAAGTTTGATATTAATAACCGTACAAAGTATGATGCGACAATAAGTTCAGGACTAGCTATCATGGCTATTCAAAAACACTTGTATCAGCCTCAGAAAAAAGAGTCAAAAATAAGCATTAACTTTGCAAGGTATAGGAACAAAGGAATTTACAGTGAATTAATTAAGTGATGAAAGAAGTTAAGATAAATATAAATGACGTAGGCTTTCCAAATCAGTTTGTATCTGATGCAGAAAAAGCAACAGACGAATATGGATTACAAATAGGACAAGCAATTCAATACGAGTGGTTTAGAAAAGATGGAAACCAATGTAGGTTTTATAATCAGTTTGCAAACTTTAATAGGTTAAGGTTGTATGCACGAGGAGAGCAACCTATAGGTAAATATAAAAATGAATTAGCTGTTGATGGTGATTTATCATATCTTAATTTAGATTGGACTCCCGTTCCTATACTTCCTAAGTTTGTAGATATAGTAGTTAATGGTATGGCAGATAGACTATTTAAGGTTAATGCTTACGCACAAGACGCTATGTCTCAGGCTAAACGAACCAAGTATCAAGATATGGTAGAAGGACAAATGGTTGCTAAAGACTTGTTATCTAACATACAGCAAAACTTTGGTGTCGACCCATTTACTATTCCACCTGATGAGCTTCCTTCTACAGATGAAGAGATGTCATTATATATGCAGATTAATTATAAACCTGCAATAGAGATAGCTGAAGAAGAAGCTATTAATACTTTGTTTGATAGTAACCATTACTCAGATTTAAGAAAGAGATATGATTATGACCTAATGGTTCTTGGTGTAGCTATGGCAAAGCATGAGTTCTTACCCGGAGCAGGAGTTAAAGTATCTTATGTAGACCCTGCTAATGTTGTTTATAGTTATACTGAAGACCCACACTTTAAAGATTGTTTCTATTGGGGTGAAATAAAAACTGTTCCTATAACAGAGTTAATGAAGATTGACCAAGACTTAACGAGAGAAGATTTAGAAAAGATTAGTCAGTACAGTCAGAATTGGTATAACTATTATAATGTCGCTCAGTTTTATGAGAACAGTTTATTCTATAGAGATACGTGTACCCTATTATACTTTAACTATAAAACCACAAAGAAGATAGTTTATAAAAAGAAAAAGCTAGATGGTGGAGGAGAAAGAGTTATTGAAAAGGATGATAGCTTTAATCCACCTGAAGAAATGATGGAAGAAAATAACTTTGAAAAGATAGAAAAAACTATTGATGTATGGTATGATGGTATAATGGTAATGGGTACTAATATATTATTGAAGTGGGAGATGGCTGAAAATATGGTACGACCAAAGTCTGCTACTCAACACGCACTTCCTAACTATGTAGCAGTAGCACCAAGAATGTACAAAGGAGCTATTGAATCTTTGGTAAGAAGAATGATTCCCTTTGCTGACTTAATCCAAATCACTCATTTAAAAATACAGCAGGTATTATCTAAGGTTGTACCTGATGGTGTATTCATAGATGCTGATGGGTTAAGTGAGGTAGACCTTGGCACAGGTAATGCTTACAATCCTGAAGATGCATTAAGATTGTATTTTCAAACAGGTAGTGTAATTGGAAGAAGTTATACACAAGATGGTGAGTTCAACCAAGCAAGAGTTCCTATTCAAGAATTAAATAGTAATTCAGGTGCGTCTAAGTTGCAGATGTTAGTTAACAACTACAATCATTACTTGAATATGATTAGAGATGTGACCGGACTTAACGAAGCAAGAGATGGTTCTACACCAAATCCTGACGCATTAGTAGGTGTTCAAAAGTTAGCAGCATTAAATAGCAATACTGCAACAAGACATATTCTAGATAGTAGCTTATATATTTATAAAACTTTAGCTGAAGGTCTTACATATAGAGTAGCGGATATTCTTGAGTATTCTGATTTTGCTGAAGAGTTTACAAACCAAGTAGGAAAGTATAACGTATCTATCTTAAATGAAATCAAAGACTTATATATATATGACTTTGGTATTTTTATAGAGGTTAGTCCTGACGAAGAAGAGCAAGCTATGCTTGAGCAAAATATTCAGATGGCTTTATCGAAGAATGACATCAACCTTGAAGACGCAATTGATATTCGAGAACTTAAAAACTTGAAACTTGCTAATCAACTTTTAAAGTTGAAAAGAAAACAAAAGCAGGAAAGAGAAGAAAAGATGAAGATGCAACAGCAAGCAATGCAAGCACAAGCTCAAATACAATCTCAACAGGTTGCTGCTCAAGCTGCTCAACAAAAAATACAAGCTGAGACCCAATCTAAGATGCAGATTAAACAAGCTGAGATAGCTTTTGAAATAGAGAAGATGCAGGCAGAAGCTAAATTAAAAAGTGAATTGATGGCTGAAGAGTTTGCTTATAATCAACAACTAAGAGATATTAGTGAGAATGCTTTACAAACTAGAGAAAATGAAA